TTCATCAAGACTGACGCGCCTAACGGATTCAAGCACTTTGAGCGTTCTCCAATGAGAACAAATATGGAAGCTGACTTCGACACAGGCAACATGCGTTTTAAAGCGCGTGAGCGTTACAGCTTTGGGTTCTCAGACCCACGTTGTGTTTTCGGTTCACCCGGAGCGTAACATATGTTATAGATGAGGTAGGCGTTTCATGCCTTCCTCCCTGTAACTAGGGGCTACTTCGGTGGCCCCTTTCTTTTTTCTATCTTTGTGTTATTCTGTTTTCGAGCAATAATGCTCGGTATATATCTTTATGCTTTGCACGCATATGGAGTTGACCTCGGACACGAGAGGAGAAAAACATGGCAACTACACATTTTTCAGGCCCAGTACAGTCAACCAATGGCTTTGAGGTTCCAGTTGTAACAACTGCTAACCTTCCTGCTTTTGCAGATACTACCGTTGGTACTGTTTACATTGTTAGCGACAATGGCGCAGGCAACAACGAATATTGTTTGGTAATCAATACAGGAGCCGCTTGGGTTACTGCTGTTGGCGCTGCACTATCTTAATAGGAGGCTAACATGGCAGGTCCAGTAAAGGCATATAACTTCACTCAAGGTGACTCTGCGGCTGTTGTTGGTGACTCACGTTCACGAATCCGTCAAGTTGTAATTTACGCGGCTGCGGCTGGCGCATTTACAATCAAAAACGGTAGCGCATCTGGAGAAATTCTTATTGAGCAAACTTTTCCTACAGGTATGCACCATCTGAACATTCCAGATGATGGCATTCTTGCGACAAGTGGTGCTTATGTAAGTGCATTTACAGGTGCAAGCAACGAACTGACAATCTTTTTGTCATAAGAGGTTTGGATGGCTAACTTTCGTTCCATAACACAGATTGGAACATCTGAGCCATTTGAGCTACAGGTGGCCCGTGGTCAAATCCCGGGTCACAAACCGCTGTTCAAGTTTGGCAACAACACCACTGTTGGAGACAGTTTGGAAACCATATGGGCAGAAGGTGGCCTCTATAGTTACTTGACTGCGGCAACTGTTCTGAAAGTTTCTAGCTCGTCTACAGACGACACTTCTGCGGGAACAGGGGCAAGGACAGTTCAACTGTACGGACTCGATGGTGACTACAACGAAATAAACGAACTCGTTACCTTAAACGGACAAACCCCTGTAAACACCACACAATCATTTTTACGCATATACCGTATTGTTGTGCGTTCTGCGGGATCAGGTGGTGCAAACGCAGGTGTTATTTATGCGGGAACAGGCGCGGTAACGACAGGTGTGCCTGCAAATGTCTATGCTTCCGTAAACGGAATAACTGGATCAAATCAGAGCTTAATGGCTCTTTGGACCGTCCCTGCGGGATACACGGCGTACCTAGTCCAATATGAAGTATCTAACGGCACAACATCTAACACCCCTGCGGTTTGTAAACTAATTTTTGCGGTGAGGCCGCATGGCGAAGTGTTTCAGTCAAAAGATGTTAAGTCTTTGACAACAGGTATGCACATCGAAGAAACATTTTCATTGCCTATAAAAATAGAAGAAAAGTCGGACATAGAAGTACGGGCAATATCGTCCTCCGCTTCTGTAAGTTTTGATATTTCTGCGGCGTTTGAGATTGTTTACATTAAAAACGAGGATTGGACGAATGGCTCGTAAAAAAGAAAACCCAATACGCAAAACCACTGGCAAAGGTGGTAATTACCGTAAGACCAAATCAGGGGCGGGCATGACCAAAAAGGGTGTTGCCGCTTATAAAAAAGCAAATCCCGGCTCTAATCTAAAAACTGCTGTAACTGGTAAGGTCAAAAAGGGTAGTAAAGATGCCAAACGGCGTAAATCATATTGCGCACGTTCGGCTGGACAAATGAAAAAGTTTCCGAAGGCGGCAAAAGACCCTAATAGTCGCTTGAGGCAGGCGCGTAAGCGTTGGAAGTGTTAATATGGCTATAGGCCGCTCACAGATGAGGCAGCAAGTTACGAAGCCGCCTATGAAGAGGAAGAAAAATGCCAAAGGACGCATGCTACAAAAAGGTAAAAGCAAGGTACAAGGTTTTTCCAAGCGCATACGCAAGCGGCGCAATAGCTAAATGCCGAAAAGTAGGTGCTAAAAACTGGGGAAACAGCAAGAAAAAGCCCGTAAAAAAGGCTATGGGAGGCGTTATTGAGCCTTCTAACGAGTTTCGTAAGCGTCCAGTACGCCGAATGCTAAAAGGTGGTGAAGTGGTCGCAAATGGTTGCGGAAAGGTGATGTCTAGTCGCCGCAAAGTGACGAAGAAAAGCTAATGGCTGTACGGAAGACAAAAAAGGGTGCTGCACTCAAACGCTGGTTTAAAGAAGACTGGAAAGACGTTCGTACAGGTAAAGCCTGTGGTCGAAAAAAGGATGAAAAGCGCGGCACTCCATATTGTCGGCCCAGCAAGCGTGTAAGCTCAAAAACACCAAAGACAGCTTCAGAGATGACATCTGCTGAAAAGCGTAGTAGAATATCTCAAAAGAAACGTCTTGGACAGCCTGCTGGCAAGCCCAAAAGGGTTAAATCCCTTAAAAGGAAGAAGAAATGACTGTATCCGGGTCTAAAGATTTTGAACTAGATGTAGCTGATTACATCGAAGAGGCTTTCGAGCGTTGCGGCTTGGAAGTTCGTACAGGTTATGATCTGAAGACTGCAAAGCGTTCTTTAAACCTTATGTTTGCTGATTGGGCTAACCGCGGATTGAACCAGTGGACCATAGCCCAGCGAAACTTTACCGTTACAGAAAACGATGGTGATGTCGATCTTGGTACTGATGTAATCGACATATTGTCGCTAGTCGTTCGGCGTGATGGGACAGATTATGCGTTAGATCGCATTAGCAGAGACGAATACCTTAACATTCCTACAAAATCTACAACTGGGCGACCCACACAGTTTTTTGTAGATCGACAAATAAACCCTGCTTTAAAAATGTGGCCTTTGCCTGATAATAGCACAGATGTTGTTCTGTATGATGCACTAATTCGTATGGATGATGCCGATATCTACACCAATACATTGCAGGTTCCGTTTCGGTTTTACCCTGCGTTAGCGGCTGGTTTGGCATATTATATGAGCATTAAGCGTGCTCCAGACCGCATGCAGATGCTAAAAGCTATATATGAAGAGGAAATAAACCGCGCAATGGATGAGGATCGTGATCGTGCGTCCTTCCGCGTTGCCCCAGACTTGAGGAACTACCGCTATGTCTAAGTATGCCACAGGAAAGTGGGCATATGGGATATCTGACCGATCTGGCTTCCGCTATCGGCTCAGAGACATGCGTAAAGAGTGGAATGGTCTTCTTGTAGGTAAAGATGAGTGGGAGGCTAAACAACCACAGCTAGAGCCTCTTCGTGCAACTCCTGATCCACAAGCGTTAAGAAATCCGCGTCCTGAACAAAATGTGCCGCAACAAAACAACATACAATGGGGCTGGAATCCAGTAGGTTTTAAATATGATGGGGGATTGACCCCCAATAATTTGCTTGCCACTGGGTCTGTTGGCAGCGTAACGGTGACAACATCATGAGCTTTACATACGCAGAATTGAAAACGGCTATTCAAAACTATACTGAAAACACAGAGACAACCTTTGTGAATAGTCTGGATATATTTATTAAAAACGCTGAAGAGCGCATCTTAAAAATAGCGCAACTTGAGGTTTTCCGAAAAAATCAAACAGGAAATCTTACTGCAAGCAATCAATATCTTGCTTTGCCTAGTGATTATTTAGCACCTTTCAGCCTTTCGTTTACAAACGGAAGTAACAAGGAGTTTGTGTTATTTAAAGATGTGAACTTTGTTCAGTCTTTTAACCCGAACAATTCTACGACTGGTGCTCCTCGTTATTATGCGCAGTTTGACATTGATAATTTTATCTTAGGTCCAACACCTGATGCTGCATATGCCGTGGAGCTTCATTACTTTTATCGTCCATTAAGCCTGACCGCTTCTGGAGATAATGGCACCACATGGTTAAGCACCAATGCTTCAGTGGCGCTTTTATACGGCTCTTTAATTGAGGCTTATACTTTTATGAAAGGTGAAGCTGACTTGGTTCAGAACTATACTCAAAGATTTACTGAAGCCATGTCCCGTGTTAAAAACTTTGGTGAGTCACAAGAAGTTACAGATGCTTATCGAACTGGACTTATCTTGAGAGAGAAAACGTAAGGAGACTACAATGGCTTTTACAGGAAACTATTTATGCACTTCTTTCAAGAAAGAACTTCTTGAAGGTTTGCATGACTTTAACGTAGGCGCAAACACATACAAACTTGCGCTGTATGATAACAATGCTTCGTTTACAGCGGCGACCACTGTATATACTGCAACGAATGAAATTAGCGGCACAGGTTATTCTGCTGGTGGCGGGACATTGACCAACATTGATCCGACTACAAGCGGAACAACGGCGTTTATTGATTTTGCTGATTTAACGTTTAGTACAGCAACGATCACTGCTCGTGGCGCGTTGATTTATAATTCAACGAACGGCAACCGCACTGTTTGTGTGTTGGATTTTGGGTCAGACAAAACATCCACGGCGGGTGATTTTACTATCGTATTCCCAACAGCAGACGCAAGTAACGCAATTGTTCGGATAGCCTAATGACTGACATTATCGTTCCAATAGGCGGTTGGTCCCGCTTTGGTTGGGGCGATATGCCGTGGGGTCAAACCGACCTTCCAAAAGCAGTAACAGCTATTGGCTCTGTAACGGTTGTTGCAGAGGCGAATGTTCCAGTTACTGGCCTTGAGGCCACAAGCGCCGTGGGTGGCGTAACGGTTGTTGCGGAAGCGAATGTAACCCCAACTGGCGTAGAAGCTACAGGTGGCGTAGGTTCTGTAACGGTAATTGGCACCGCAGTTGTCTCAGCTACTGGAGTGGCGGGTACAGGAACCGTAGGGTCTGTCGTCGTTACCGCCGATTCAATAACTTCCGTTACGGGATTGGGAGCTACCGCTTTTGTTGGTGCAGTCACTACAACGGCTGACGCTAATGCTCCAGCGACTGGTATTGCGGCTACTGGTTCTGTTGGAACAGTAGATGTGGGAATATTTGTTACTGTAAGCGTCACGGGCGTCGCGGGGACCGCGGCTGTTGGCACGGTTACAACCACCGCCGATGCAGACGTTTCTGTATCTGGACTTGCTGCAACGGGCAGCGTGGGGCAGGTTCTCGTCTGGGGGCGTATTGTTCCAAATCAAAATCCGGGCTATAATCCCGTAACACCATCTTCCACCCCAGCATGGAGTGACGAAACACCGTCTCAAACTCCGGGCTGGGATGACATAGCAGCATAGGAAAAAATTATGCCTAGTACATATACACTGAATAACGGTATCGAACTC